GCGACTTCGATGCTCCGGATGTATGGTGGCATGGGGTAGCGGATTTGGTGATTATCAATCGGACGACAGGGACAGCACACTCCATAGACTACAAGACAAGCAAGAGTGCGAGATATGCGGACGTGAAGCAACTCGATCTTGTCGCTTGTGGATTATTCGCCAAGTTTCCGGAGATCAAGAGGGTGAAGTCGGCTCTCTTGTTTGTAGTCAGCAAGGAATTCGTGAGGGCTACGCACTACTCAGAAATGGTAGAGAAATATATTGAGCCCCCTGCCCGAGATGTTGCAAGAATTGAGGCGGCGTTAGAAAATGGGGTATGGAATCCAATCCAAGGCCCACTGTGCAAGTTTTGCTCAGTGAGAGAATGTGAATACAACAGGAACTAACATGCCCTACGTAAACAAACCCCGACCATATAAAAAAGAGTATCAGCAGCAGATTGAGCGTGGTGAAAGCGCAGCTCGCTTAGAGCGTCAGCGTGCTAGAGAAGGTATAGATAAAAAGAATGCAGACCAAAACAACGATGGACGCGCTGACGTGCGCGAAGGCAAAGATGTTGCTCATATCAAGGCACTATCTAAAGGTGGCTCCAACAAAAACGGAACCAAACTTCAAACTCCATCAGCCAACCGATCATTCAAACGTGGCTCAAACCACAAAGTAGTATCAGAAGTAAGCACCAAGGAACGTAAGAAAAAATGAACCTATCAGAGTATACGTGGCCTCGTCCTCCGGGGTTCACGCCGTTTGAGCATCAGAAGACAACATCAGAATTCCTAACAACGAACCGCAAGGCGTTTTGCTTTAACGAGCAGGGTACAGGTAAAACAGCATCAGTCATTTGGGCTGTTGATTACCTGATGACGATTGGGTTAGTGAAGCGTGTATTAGTGATCTGCCCTTTGTCGATCATGAAGTCGGCTTGGCAGAATGACTTGTTTAAGTTTGCCATTCACCGAACCGTAGTAGTCGCTTATGGAGCCGCACGTAAGCGTAAAGAAATTGTGAACACCGGTGCTGAGTTCGTCATCATTAACTTCGATGGCGTTGGCATCGTGAAGAAAGAAATCATTGCCGGTGGGTTTGACCTCATCGTAGTGGACGAGGCATCTGCATATAAGAATGCACAGACCGAGCGTTGGAAAGACCTACGAGACCTAACAAAAGTTATCAAGGGCTTGTGGATGTTGACGGGTACGCCTGCCGCGCAGTCGCCTGTGGATGCTTACGGATTGGCAAAGCTTGTGAACCCCAAGGGCGTGTCACCATTCTTCGGTCAGTTCCGAGACACAGTGATGATGAAGCTCACTATGTACAAGTGGATACCTAAACCAACTGCACAACTCATCGTTCACAAAGCATTGCAACCCGCTATTCGGTTTGAGAAAGCCGACTGCCTTGATCTTCCGCCCGTTACATTCGTTGAGCGAGATGCACCATTAACACCGCAGCAGTTAAAGTTCTACAACATACTAAAGAAGCAGATGCTCATTGAGGCTGCTGGCGAAGAAGTATCAGCCGTTAACGCTGCCGTACAAATTAACAAACTCTTGCAAATAGCTGGAGGTGCGGTGTATACGGATACAAACGAAGTCATTGAGTTCGATGTGAGCAATAGGCTCAACGTGGTGCAAGAAGTAATTGAAGAGTCAAGCCACAAGGTGCTTGTGTTTGTTCCGTTTACGCATACGATTGAATTACTTGAGAAGCACTTACAGAAACACAACATTACATGCGAGGTGATTAACGGCTCGGTTCCTGTAAACAAACGCTCAGATATTGTTAAGCAGTTTCAAGAGCAACCAGAACCAAAAGTATTAATCATCCAACCGAAAGCGGCCTCACACGGGTTAACTCTAACTGCCGCCAACACAATCATTTGGTATGCTCCATGCACAAGTGTTGAAACGTACTTGCAAGCCAACGCACGTATCGACCGCCCCGGGCAAGTCAATAACATGACTGTGGTACACATCAAGGGTAGCCCTATTGAGGCCAAGATGTACACGATGCTTCAGGGCAACATAAACAATCACCAAAAAGTAATTGATCTGTACAAACAAGAAATTTCTTCGGAAACTCTTGACAATGTAAAAAGTTAGAGTACACTTGTATTTGTGTGGCAGTGGTGGGTATCGGGTTAGCGCCGATACAACACCTCCTAAAAGTGGACGAAACACTGCTTCATGTGAACTGCCATTGCTACACACTTAACCATTAGGAGAATTAGATGATTGAAGAAATTCAAGAACAAACAACCCCCCTAGATTTAGGTAAGCTAACCTCAATCTACATCAAGATCAGAGACAAGCGTGCCGACAACAAGCGCATGTTTGAAGCTGAAGACACAGACCTCAAAGAGCAGATGGATGTTTTAGAAGCACAGATGCTCGATGTATGCAAAGACATGAATGCTGATAGCATTCGCACCCCACACGGCACAATCATTCGATCGGTAAAGTCACGGTACTGGACGAACGATTGGGATTCAATGTACGACTTCATAGAGGAGCATGGTGCATTTGGCCTGTTAGAGAAGAGACTTCATCAAACAAATATGAAGGAGTTTCTCTCTGAGAATCCCACAGTTCTACCACTTGGCCTCAATGTGGAGAATGCTTATTCCGTGGTTGTTAGACGTTCTAAGGAAAAATGAAATGAGTGATCTCACTATTCTCAACCAAGACCTCCCCGACTTCCTGCAAACCGCAGGTGTTAGTGAGCTTACAAAACAACTCGCTGGCAAGTCTGGCGTTAAACGCATCGTGCCTAAAAACGGAATCTTCCGTAAGACAGTCGGCGGTGAGGAGATGGGCAAGGTCAAGGGTAACTTGAACGCCATCATCGTTAACGCATCCCCTGCTGTGGGTCGTATTTTTTATGCAAAAGCATGGAGCCCCGATGCCGAGCCGACTGCGCCCGACTGCTTCTCTAATGATGGTCGTACGCCCGATGAAGGTTCATCAAACAAACAAGCTGAGCGTTGCGATAACTGCACCCAAAACACCAAGGGTTCAGGTATGGGCAACTCAAAGGCTTGCCGCTACTCACGTCGCATTGCGCTCGTGCTAGAAGAAGACTTCGGCACTTCACTCGAAGGCGAAGTGTATCAAATGAACTTGGCATCTAAGTCTTTGTTCGGTGACGGACATGGTGAAAATGCGCACACGTTTGAAAATTATTCCAAGTATTTAGCCAACAACGGCAAGAGCTTGGACTACGTTCTTACGCAGATCAGCTTCAATGAAGAGAACGACAACCAGTCGGTGTTGTTCACACCAACACGCTTCATTAAGCAACCTGAGTACGCTGTAACTAGCGAAGTAGCTAAGAAGCCCGACGTGCTGAAGATGGTCGTTATGACACCATACCAAGCTGACATGGCGGGTAAGCAAGCTAAGTTGGAAGCGCCAAAAGCCGCCGCGCCTAAAGCTGAGTCTCCTATTGAGGAACCCACTAAGCGTGAAAAGAAAGCTGACCCTAAGCCCACAGTTAAGAAAGACCTTGACTCTGTGGTGAAGGCTTGGAGTGACGAGGATTAATATGCCCTATGGTTACAGCCAAAGCTTGGTGTACGCAAATAAAAAAGCAAGCATTAAGTCTTTGGGTGTGGCCTTGGGTCGTGTTTGTATCCGCGCAAACATCAGCGTTAGCGAAGTTGCAGGAGCTTTCGGGGTAACTCGGATGACTATCTACAATTGGTTTAAGGGGGATTCTGTCCCCTACCATAGCTACGATGATGCCATTAGCGATTACATAAACCATACCCAAGCCACCATCCAAATAAAGTAAAACATGTCATCTTTCGATCTACTAAATACGGTACTGCCACCGGAAGGGCGCTACTGTGTGATGGGGATTGGTAAGTATCCTGACCAGAATTTTGTAGATACTAAGGAAGAGGTTGAAGAGCTAGCGCAGCAGTTTGTTTCACGAAAGATTGACGTATTCTTTGGATGCGCCAAGTACGGCTCGTTAAACAACCGCACCCATGAAAATGCTAAATACTTCCGTGCTCTGTGGATGGACATTGACTGTGGCCCAACCAAAGGTGTACCCGACAAAAAAGGCATTATCAAAGGCTATCTCGATCAGCAAACGGGACTCGATGAGTTCAAGAAGTTCTGCATTGCGGTCGGCTTACCAAGGCCAATACTAGTAAGTTCTGGTTACGGCATACATGCGTACTGGCTACTAGAAGAAACAGTGTCTCGCCGAGAGTGGGAGCCACTAGCCAACAGGCTTCGTGAGTTGTGCGTTGAGCAAGGGTTGATTGTGGACTCCTCAGTCTTTGAGGCTTCACGTATCCTGCGCATTCCCGGCACATTCAATTTTAAACAGGAAGAACCCAAAGAGGTAACAGTTTTAAATGAACTGACGCCTCGCATGACATACCAAGAAGTCAAAGACTTGCTTGGTGCGCCTGAACCAAAGGACGATGTACCCGATTTCATTCCGCGCTCAATGAGCCCGATGATGGAAGCACTCATGGGTAACAAGGTCAAGCGGTTTAAGACGATCATGATGAAGGGTGAAGGTGGGTGCGCCCAACTTAACCACTGCTTTGAAAACCAAAACGACATTGAAGAACCGTTGTGGCGCTCCGCTCTTTCTATTGCAGCTTTTTGCGTAGATGGAGACAAGGCCGCACATAAACTGTCGAATCAGCATGAGGGTTACGATGCCGTAGAAGTTGACAATAAAGTTAACAACCTACGTAGCAAAGGTGGCCCACATCACTGCGCGACATTTGCAAAACTCAATCCGCAAGGTTGTGAGGGTTGCATCCATAGAGGCAAAATTAAATCGCCCATCATGCTCGGTGTTGAGATTGAACAAGCCGAAGCAGAAGATAACGAATACGCCGTTGAAGATGAAGACGGTGAGGTTGAGATACAGCATATACCAGAGTACCCATTTCCGTTCTTCCGTGGCAAGAAGGGTGGTGTTTACATCCGCCCTGAGAGCGAAGATGACGAAGCCGAGCCAAAACTTGTTTACGAGCACGACTTGTATGTGGTCAAGCGCATGCGTGACCCTGAGCTTGGCGAGATAGCTTTGTTTCGTTTGCACCTACCGCATGACGGTGTTCGAGAGTTCAGCATCCCTACGATGGGTATCTCATCACCCGATGAGTTGCGCAAACAGTTGGCACACAACGGAGTTGTAGCCCATAAGTCACAGTACGAATTGCTTGCAAGGTATGTTGTTTTCTTTATAAAAAATTTGCAATACATTAAAAAGGCAGAGACCATGAGAACTCAGTTTGGTTGGGTCGAGGGGAACAGTAAGTTCATTCTTGGCGATAGAGAGATTACAAAAGACGGAGTGTTTTACAGCCCGCCGTCAAGCGTTACAAAAGATATTGCCGGAAAGCTAATCACCAAAGGCTCTATGGAGAAGTGGAAAGAAGCGTTCAACATGTACGCTAGGCCGGGGCTTGAACCCCATGCGTTTGCCGCACTCACGGCATTTGGCTCACCACTGTTGAAATTTACAGGTCTTGAAGGTGCGATCATTAACGTGATTCACCCTGAGTCTGGTTCAGGTAAGTCGACAGCGTTGTTTATGTGCAACAGTGTGTATGGTGAACCCAAGGGGTTGACCTCTATGTACAAGGATACGTTCAACGCAAAGATGCACCAGCTTGGCGTAATGAACAATCTGCCCAACACTATTGACGAGATCACTAACCTGAGTGGTATGGAGTTCTCTGACTTGGCGTACAGCATCAGCCAAGGCCGAGGCAAAAACAAAATGAATGGGCAGACCAATACTTTGCGTGTTAACAACACTAGTTGGCAGGGTATGACTTTGTGCTCGGCAAACGCCAGCTTCTATGAAAAGTTAGGTGTGGCAAAGAATACGCCCGATGGCGAGTCCATGCGTCTGCTTGAGTACAAGATTGAACCCAACGGCATCATTGAGGTGCAAGAAGGTAAGCAGATGTTTGACCACCAGCTTCGGGAGAACTTTGGTCATGCCGGTGAAATTTACATTCAATGGCTTGTCAACAACTTGGAAGAAGCAATAGCTCTGGTGCGTAAGATTCAGGCTCGACTTGACCGAGAAGTTCAGTTTAATCAGAAGGAGCGTTTTTGGTCAGGTGTATCAGCGTGCAATATAGCTGGTGGTTTGATTGCATCACAGTTGGAACTGCACGACTACGACATGAAGGCTGTTTACGAGTGGCTCAAAGGTATGCTCGGTGACATGAGGTTTGAAATCCAAGCACCAAACTCAACACCCGTGACAATCCTTGGTGAGTTTGTTAATGCCCACATTATTAATGCTTTAGTTGTAAATGGTGAGGTCGATGCTCGTAGTAACCTGCAGTCCATGCCCATGCTTGAGCCCCGTGGAGAGCTGCTCATACGCTATGAGCCAGATACCAAAGAACTCTTCATCGCGGCCAAACAATTTAAAGACTTCTGCGTCAAACAGCAGATCAACTACAAGACTACCTTAAAAGAATTAGGCAACGCCAAGATTTACTTAGAGGGTGTAAACAAGCGAATGTCCAAGGGCATGAAGGTTGTATCTCCCGCAGTACGGGTGCTGAAGTTTGACGCATCTTCCGCCGAGTTCTTACAGATGGACGCCTTCGTAGCTAAAGATGAAAATCGAGACGGTGACGTATCAGATTGACTGGTCTAAGTTCCGGCGCGGCTATTCTTTCTTTGTACCCTGCATTGACGAGAAAGCCGCCCGGGGAACGATTGCAACAATCTGTAGGCGGTTAAAGATGACTACTGTTACGAAAGTAGTTATAGAAGACGGGATCAAAGGCTTGCGTGTATGGCGGGTTTAAAGTAGACTGAACCCTAAGATTTTTAAGTTGGTTGCTACTCTCCTTTTATCCCCGGCTAATCACCGGGGATTTTTTTCGCGTATCTCTTGCTCTCGCTTAATTAATGCCTCACGGGAACGGTCTATAACTTGTTCGGCAACAATTCTGTTCTGTGGTGTTAACTCAAAACCGCCAATTGATCTGCTACGTGATTTATTACGACCCTCTTTGAAGCTGAGTACGTCTTCGTTAGAGATAATAAGTTTAGGGAATAATTCGCTGTACTTGATGTTGAATTTGTTTTTGGCTTCACGTGCGGCAATTGACGCATCCAAATCACCCTTGCGGTCTGCACGATCAATTTGGTCAAGTACTGAGGCTCTTTGGGTTGCAACTTTATTTACAACTTCATACGCTTTGCGGTTTGCCGCCGCAACATCACTTAAAAGCACGGGGCGCAAGCCGACTGCCTGTCCAACTAATTCGCCTGTGTAGAATAACTCGGCCTCTACAACATCATCGCCAAGTTTAAGACTCTTCTCGCCTTCCATTTTTTGGCGCACAGCAACCATCTTATTGCGCGCAGCCGCCCAAGGCATAAGCTTTTCAAACCCACGATAATGCTCACCTTTAATAAGCAAATCTACCCCGTCGGCAAGTGACAAGACTGCTTGGAGGTTTGCACCGCCGTATAGCTGCGCGTAATTTAATACACCTTCGCGTGAAGTCCTAGCTGCCCTAACTTCTGGCGGCGTCAAAATGTTACTTACGCTTATACGCGATGACACATCCAAACCAGTAAACGCATTTAGTGGGCCTTGGTCGACAATTTTTGCAAGGGACTTACCGCCTATGGTTACATCGCCAAGCTGCTCGTGCAAAAAGATTTTGAACCGCTCATATAAATCAATGTCTTTTAATTCATCAGGCTCATCTTCTTCTTTAAACATCTTCATGATAAGCGATATAAAACCAATGACAATCGGGCCGCCAAACAATGCAGATGTACCGCCTAGGGAGAAGGTAGTAGCCATAAGCGTAGAGAAGGCCCGCATGCACTCAACACGTGTATCACCGGGCAAAGGTTTAATCATGCCAATAAAGTTACGAGCAATGAAAGAGCCTACGTTTAGCTGGTACGTGAAGAACTGCAGAGCAACCCTACCTACTGCACCACGCATGTAACGTGGCTTAGCCGACTCGCTATAGTTAAACAAAGCGGCGTTTGTATCTTTGGCAGCTTTGTCTGCCCATGAGTCTAGGTTAGCTTCACCAAACGCACGCTCTGCGGCTATCTTGTCCGGTGCGTTCTTGTACTCTGCGGTTTTGCGAAATTCAGCAACGGCTTTATCACGAATCAAGTGAGCGCTGGACATGAACATAAATTCACGAGACAGGCGTTCAGTTGCGTGGATTAAACCACCTACCACAAACCGACCAACGCGTTTAGCTCGTTCGTACTTACTGCCGTATTTCTCAGTCGGTAAGTCTTTGTAGCCCTGCAAATCTCTAGCGCCAGTAGACTCAGAAACATTGCGCTCGTGCATTGCGTCAATAAACGCACGGTCTTGTTCTTTATCGAGACGTACTTTAGCCGAGTCGGTTGGGCGGGATTCAAGGTTTAAAGCTTGCTCAATCGTGGGCATAACCCACTCACCGTATTCGTTCTTTACCCCTATGGTGTTCCATATCTGACTCATCTTTGCCATTTCTTTGGCAACCGCAGTCATTGGATATTGCTTAGCTAACTGAGCTGTGCCGACTTGATACACGCTGAGCAACTGCAACAGTGCAGTAGACTCGCTCATGTAATAGCCAAAAGTAAACGAGTTGCCAAACCGTGCAACACCCATTGCTATACTTTGATTATCAGGAGCCAAGGTATCGTTTACCCGTAGAGCCATCTCAGATACGTATGGCGCATACGCAGGTCTGTTCTCAATAGAAGCTTGTGCCTGTGAAATAGATCGGCGCAGTTGTGGGGCGTACTCTAGTCTTGCCATGTTATTAGAAAACTTAAGTACTGACTCTGCTAAGTTTTGAATTACGTCTGTGCGAAAACCGGCAGGTGGGTATTTGTTACGGTGAATAAACTGTTTTCGTGAACTACTCTCTGGCTGCATGTGCAACCATAGCTGAAACACAGAGTCCTTCATGCCATCTTTGGCTTTCTGTAAAGACGCACCCTGCTCTTCGGCTGTGAAGTCAGCGTCTTCAATCATTATGAATAACCTACGCAGTGCATCGCTTGAGTCGAGCACTTTTTTACGCAGCACTTCTATATCGTTGCCAACTTCAATTTCTTTGTCTTGGAGTAGTTGTTCTACAGTAGTGTTACGCTCTTCAGCAATCGATTCAGCTAAACGATCACGTTCTGCTTCAGTTTTACGTATGTGAAATTCAGTAGTACCGACACGCAAGTAGAACTCACCATTCTGGTCACGAGCCAATGGCACATAGAATGGAATACGATTTTCTTTACCGAGCGCTTCACGTAGTGCGGCAGTTAACTTAGCGGCTTCCCCGGGTCTCAGTGCTTTGACGTTCTCGCCTAAGAGATAGTCATAGTTGTCCATTATGTCGCCGTAGTAGCCAGCAATTTCATCAAGTGCTTTTTTCTCGTCGGCAGTCAGGTCATCGTAAATTTTGTTAAGTCTAACTACAGACTTGTCTACTCGTGGGTCAACCCTAGACGCAGTAAATACAAGCGCAGCGCGAGAAACTTTTTCACGGCTTTCTTGTGTAGGCAGTAGGCGTTTTATGTCGTCAACTAACTTAGCGCCAGCCCGAAGCATCTCCATCTTTGAGGCTTCCATATCTTCTAGCAGGCGGTTAGTATTTATAAGCTCAGGTACATTGACACCACCAATTTCAGCAACTAGCGGAGTTGAAAGCGCCTTTGAGATAGCTTTCTTTTGCAGGGAACTCATTCCTTTTGCAGCTTCTTTTAACACTGGGGCTACATCAAGGCTACGTAAGCGTTGCAAAACTTCAGTCTCTTCTGAGATTTTTTCAGCTTCAAAGCTTCGATCAACGGCCTGAAGCGCACGTGTGACGGCCTTTTCTTTTTCTCTTTGCGCTTTCTGTTCTTCGGTAAGTGGGCCTTTTTGCTGGAGAAAGGTTCTCCCCATTTCAACCGCTGTTAACCTTTTATTAAGCATCTTGTCAGTGATGTCGATCAAATCAGAGAACGCAGTAGCTTCACCCTGCTTAATACCAAACAAATCACGGATGCTATTAGTGAACTTAGCGAATATGCTTGTCTCTTTACGTACGCCCTGTACGCCCATTAAGAACTTCTGGAACTCAGGGCTAGACATGCCGTAAGCTAAGAACTCGTTGTGATCGTTAAATATTTGAAACTTAGGACGACCCCTATCGTCAAACTCTACATTATCTGCGTCGGCCTCAATTAAATCTTGAAGGTCGCTAGATACAGAGCCACTACGTATACCCGAACGGTACGCATCTTCTGCGCTCTTCATTACGCCGCTCATCTCGCGCATAAACTTCTGCAAGCTGGCGTTTTTAAATCCCTTTATTAGACCTGCTTGAATACGACTAGCCGTTGCTGCGTGCAGCAATTCGTGTAGCACTGTTATGTTGTTGATGCCTTGTAGGTCTCCGAAGCTACTACCACGCACGTATATGGTGCGGTCTTTCTGGCCCGGCGTATAAACAAACAGCCCGCGAGCGCCTTCCATCTTGGCAAGAATATTGGCTGGCGTTGCGTCACCCTCTTCAACAACCACAAACTTAACGCCGACCATAAAGTTACGGATGCGCTCAGCTACAAACCGCTGGAACAAACTACCGTTCTTAACAATGTGCGTAATTGCCTGTGAGCCGGTAGTCAGCTTGCTGAACCCTGCATCGGGCTTGTCTACTTTAACGTCCGCTGACTTGCTAGATTTAGATTCTGTTTTACCTGATATACCCGGGGCTGCAACTGCGCCTAGTACATCTTCTTTGGGGCCGGTAAGAACATCTTTGGCTGCTTTGATGCCCCGGCGAATATCTGCTAGTTCTGCTTCCGTAGCCTTAGAGTCTTTAAGAGCTGCGCTAATGCGTTTACCCACCGCGCTGCCACGGGCAATGTTAGGGTTATCCTGTAGTTCAACCAAACCACGAAGCGCACTGCGCCGAGACTGGCGTGCGTCAATCTCAGCTTGCTCGGCTTCTTCAAAGCTAAGTTCTTCAATCTGCTCGGGGGTTAACGTCTGCTGAAGTTGGGCAACGAACTTTTTCCGTTTGTCTTCGGCTTTGTTGTTAATCCGGTTTTGCTCATTACGGCTTACCCTTATCTGCGCTTTGACTTCAGCGGGTTTAGGTTTTGGCCCACGCTTACCGGCTACTGCTCCGGCTGGTGGTGCTTCTTGTCCTTCTTGCGTTGTTTCGATGGTTTCAGTGGTTTCAGTGCCAACGTCGGCTCCTTTAGTTTCGGTGGGTTTAACTATTGTGTTGCTTACAAGCGATGACTGGTTGTTCCGCTGCTCTACCAACTGCTCATCAGTATTTGCAGCCGCCCTAGAAGGTGGAAGTAGAACGGGTTTACTACCATCTGCATCAGAAACAACTGTCCAACCACCATCCATACGAACTACTTTATAGTCTGCGCTATTTGGCGTGGTTATTCTATTGCCTTCTAAGTCTGTATCAATATCATTGTAAGTGGCTGTGTACACAGTACCCGGGGCACTAACGCCTTCTTTTGTTTTGGCGCGTAGTTCATCAAAAGGAAGACTACTTGTTTCTTCCCGGCTTTTCTTGTCTAGCTCTTCTTCCGCCGTTAATGCAGTCGGCTGTGTTCCTTCTCCAGCAGTAACTCCTGCAGCAGCCTGTCCAGTAGGAACCATTCCACTTGTGTCAACTCCAGCAACTCCTCCGGAGGGGAGTTCTGTACTGGGCTGTTCAACCAAATCAGGGCTTGTTCCACTTGGGGTACTGATAGGTTCAGCAACATTTGCTGTTCCTCCTGTTTCGTCCGGCGTAGGCTCATTTGCGCTAACTTCCCTTTCTGCCATAGCTAAGGCGGCTTTACGTGAGATGCCACGTTTCTGTAAACGCTCGGCAATAGCTTTAACTTGTTCAGTAGGTGCAACTGCTTCCGCTACTGGGGCAGGTGCAGTGGGTGTTATGGGTGGTGGAGGCGCAGTTCTATCAAACTCAGCCGCATCAAATGTGGGTTCAACTCGTTCCTGTACGGGTGCTGTAACCGTAGGCTCAACTACTGGTGGGCTAACCGCAACTTGCGTATCCCTTGGACTTGGCTTACCCGCACGACCAGAAGCGGCCAAAGCTGCACCCGGCGTAGTACCAAACGCTGTCTCAACTGCTTCTTTTCCAAGCCCCTCAACAAGAGATTGCTTATCATCAAAGATACGTTGTGTAACGTTAGCCGCAAAAGATGGAACTAGGGTCTCAGCTTGTTCGCCGAGCAGTTCAGCACCAGCACGTGCGGCTCTTTCTCTTGCCCCACCTGTAATGGATTTACCAGCAAGGGTTTTCTCAAGACCTGTTGAGCCTGATACTTTACCAATAACGCCGCCGAGGAGCTGGTTAGGTATTGCATACAGTGGGGCCAGCATGTTAACTGCATCTCGATGAGACATACCAGAACTGCGTAGCTCTTGGTACGCGCTACTGTTACTCCAGTTTTCTGGACTCATCTGACTGAGCTTTTGTGCGGTATTTTGAGCAGCTTCACCAGCAACAGATAAAGCATTCATTGCCGCCATGGACTTTTGCCCGAGACTTAATAAGCTCAAACCCACAGTTGGGATCATAGAGCCAGCGCCTTGAGCAACTATATCCGCACCGGCAGGGCTAAACATACTGGTAAATGCAGCCCGTGTCCCAGCCAGCTCACCTTGATTAGCTGTTACGTTTTTAATAAATGCTTCGCGCTCGGCGGCTTGGCTTTGCAAATAGGGAGACTTAGCCCGTTGACCTGCTTGACTAGCAGACTCATAAAACCTAGCAACGGGGTTGTCACCAGCGTTAATATTTGAAGCAATACTTTTAGGTATACCTACAGCACCTTGCAGCACACCGATTGTTGTATCTAGCGCAGCTTGTCCAGCGGTTCTTTCAAGCTGTTCTTTTGGTGTAGCCTGTACGTATTGGGTACGTCTCGGCGGTTTTGTAGTAGCTTCTGCATACGCACGGCGGGATAACCGATCGGCTTCTGCGGGGTCAAACTTAGGCTCAAACGGTTGCGTATCAAACACACTGCCCGTGTAAATTTTCTTCTCTGATGTTTCAGCAGGGGCAATATCCGCCGCCATTGCAGCGCCAAAGTCGTATCCAACAGGCTCCGCAGCTTGCGTAGGTTTGGGCGTAGTTTTTGGCGCAGGTTGGCTTTCCGCAATTAGACGTTTAACGGTGGACTGAATTACCGCTGGATCTGTGCCATCGGGGAACTCAAGAATACGCCCATCCGCGAGTTGTGCCTCGATTGCCATAGGAACCCTTTATTTAATTTGCTTACCCGACTGGTCAAATTTTAATACAGTCTTTGGCTTAGCGGTAGGGGCGGCTGCGGGTGCTGCACTAGGAGTTTCATCATTTTCGTCGCCAGTGCCAAACACGCCTTCCATAGCTTGTCTACGAAGATCAGCTTCTTTAGATGCTTTCTTGTCGGCATAAGTACCATCTTTCCGAGCTTTGTATGCCTCAGAAGATTCATCCCATGCAGCCAGTTTAGTAACCACAATAGCGTTTTGTTTTGCTGTAAGCGCCGCCGCTGCTCTAGTACCCACAGTTGGGCCTTCTTTGCCTGCGGTAAGAATTTTTAAACGACCCGCAATTTTATCTTCTAGGATTTTAATCTGTGGGTTGTTAGGATCCTTAGCCTTCATCTCAATTACTTGGTCTTGCATAACGGCTGTCTGACGATCAACTTGTGGAAGCTTAGTACTTGCGTCACCAGAACCAGCGGCTTTACCAGTAGGGCGTAAGGATTGCAGTGCTTTAGAGTCCAAAGTACCCATAGCAACGGCTTTATTAAGCTTGAATCTATTGGCATCAGACTTAGCTTTACGCGCAGTCTCCATAGCAGCTTGCGCACCTCGAATATCACCCATGCGTTCTTTACGTTGTGCGTCGGCCAGAGCAAATTGCATTTGCTCAATAGAACGTTGCTCATTTATGTCGGCACGTTGTACTTCACCCATTTCTTTCGCAAATACAGGGAACGCTTTTGATGCGCCACGAGCCAAAGTATTGCCTTCAAGGATAGCGCCAGCCGCAGCTAGTAAAGCCAGACCTTCCCCTTGACTCCTGCTTTTACTACGCGCACCTTCTCGTTCTGTAAGTCGTCTATTAGCTGGCGCGTAAATATCTGGCCCCGCATTTGCTCGGGAAAAGTCATAATATTCTTGTCTATATCTTTTAGCTTCGTCAGGCGTAAAATCGTCGTCTTTAAGGCCTTGAATTTCTTTACGAGATTCTAAATAGTTTTGAAAAGCCTCTTCCCGCATAGCCGGGTTACCCTGAGATCCATCATCTACAACAGCGGGTTCATTAACTCCAGCTTCGGCTAATAACCTAGCCAAAGGATCATCCGTAACTGCGTCGCCAGAACTACTTGGATAAGCGACAGCCCCTGCGGAATTAGCCGTATAAGCGGGGCCGCCTGATTGGAACGCAACAATACCGCCTTCGGCAAAGTCTTCTTCGGGTGTGTACATGCCAGCTAAACCACCAGAGGCTGCTTGCATAGTAGGTTGTGGCATTGGGGCACGTTGTTGCGGAGGCATACCTTGAGGGGCTTGACCCATTGTGCCGGGCACCATTGCGCCTAGACCTTGCATCATAGGGGGAGGAGCCATGTTCTGGGCAACCAAAGAAGGAGCCGAAGTAGGTTGCTGTGCCTTACCCGCCATGTCCATCATGTCGGCTTCTTTAACCAAACGCAGTGCGTTCAATGCTGTGTAAGAGTCTAACTTGGGGTCAGGGCTTTGACCCATTACCGCAGCACGGAGCATATCGGGTTGTTTTCTATACCGTGCGGCATAAACAGATGCCATATCAATTGCCATGATATTTCCTTAGACCAAGTTGTTCAAAGCAAGTGCGCCGAGACCGCCGCCGTTAGACATAGCCACGCCACCGTTAGCCATACTTCGAGTCAAACCACCTTCTGCGGAACCAATTAGCTTACTAATACCAGCCGCGCCAAGACCTAACGATGTAATATTTTGCGCAGTTGAGGGGGGAGCCTGATACACAGAAGAGCCTGTCTGAGTTAAAGGTGCGCCACGAATAATGTCGGACATAAAGCCGATTTGTTTGTATGGGTAGTTCTGATAATTGAGGAAGTCTTGGTACTTAGTATCAATATCTTTTTGTATCTGCCCCTGTTGCTGCAAGCCGTACTGGTTTTGCAGTTGGTTGATACCCATGTTTTGCTGGTACTGCAAATTACCTAAAGTGCCTAAGTTTTGGGCAGACTGGTTAGCCGCTTGCAAACCTTGAAGTCCAAGACCAGCGCCAAACTGTTGCTGTTGTGCGTTAAGTTGGTTTTGGGTGTTGTACTGTTGCATCGCTTGGTTGTAAGCGTTGTTCAAACCGGTTGCTTGAATATCACCCTTTTGACGCATTAACGCGGCATTAAGCTGGTTGTTAGCAATAAGATTACCACTCCCACCAAAAGCCCCAGAACGCGCTGCTTGCGCATTTTGAGTTTGACGGGCAATTTCGGCTTGACGTTGAGCATCCGCTTGCTGGCGTTCCACTACATTCTGCATGTAGGGGTTCATCATGGTGTTGCCAGTCACATTACCTTGTGCGTCTCTAGTAGTAGCACTGCTAAATGCTTTGCTAAAGTCCGCTGGGTTAAACGTGTACTGTGTGTTAAGAGCGCCAAGACCCGCCATACCCGTTAGAGCAGTTGCGTCTTGCAACTGGGGTTGAGACTGCATCAAGGCCGCATTTTGATACGACTGATTTTGCAATGGAGAGAACTGAGCAACACGTTCGCCCTGATACTGCATGAACGGATTCATCTCCGTATCGGTCAAAGCCGCAGCCTGACCAAGCATGGTCTGGGCGTATTCCGCTATTTCTGGTGCAAAGCCGTATTGCGTTTGCTGTACTTGGGTTGGTTGAGTTGCCATTTATTGGCTCCTTATGCGGGAAGATGTTTGTCGGCGCGGCTGTTCTTAGCCACTCTACCTTTGCCGACTGTACCTCGGCGAGCTCTTTGGACTCTGTCCATCATTGCGTATAACTTACGTGCACCAGCTTCTGTTGAGCCATTACCCAACTCAGACACAATACGTGCAGGGACTACAAATTCGCCGTCGGCGAGTCGTGCAGGGCGCTTGTTACCAATTGTTGCAGGGATGGAATCGGATACGCCATCACCGGGGCCACGAAGCAGTCGGCCACCATCAGAGTAACCACCAAGGTCAAACTGACCAGCCATACCGCCACCAGCCATAGCCATCAAACCACCTTCTTTTCCGTATGAGGTATTGTCTACGGCAGTTGCAGCGGCGGCTTTAGCAGGGTAACGTTTCTTAGCTTCAGCAAGGCTAATACCAAGTGCTTCAGCAATTTGCGCGTAAGTAACGTTGTTGTCTTTCATCCACTTTTCGGAGTCAGACTTAGCGTCCATACCGGGTAATTGAGAAGCAATGTCTTTGCCGGACAACCCATAAACTTTTTTACCCTCGGCTGTGTAAGACACGGGGATGTAGTCCGGGTTATTTTTGTATTTTTTAGTTTTAGGGTCAAACAAAACTCGTTTAGTTGAAACGTCTAAAGGTCTACCCAAAACTGATTCGGCGTACGGCTTCATTACTTCGCCAGTCTCTGTAGAAGGAGTAGCCGAGTATTTAGTTTTACCAGTCAGGTAATCCATAGCTTGCGCAGACCCGCCGGTCAGAGTGTTGTACCTTTCGTTAAACTCTTCTATTGTTTTAGGGGTGTCTGGGATATAACCCAACCTGCCGCCACCTTGCGTGTAAGCATCCCTAACTGATGCCATACCGGGAAAACCACCATAGGGACGATAAGGAATGTTAGGTGTAATTGTTCTTGTGCCGTCTGGGTTAAACGTAATGTCGCCGGGGTTTGTTGCATTGCCGTAGGGGTTTGTGACAGTCCTTGCAACAACACTGCCATCGCTTGTGTTTGTAATGGGTGTTAAGTTTTTAAGCGCAGCTTTTAAATTAAGGTCTGCTCTAGCGCCAAGGGGTGATAACTGAGATGCGCCAATCAAGTTCCTGCTAAGGTCAATACCTTCAGAAGCCAACTGTTGTTTAGTCTTGCCTGTCTGTAAAAGCAAGTCAGCATCAGTTAAACCTTTGGCTCTTAACTCGGCATCAATTTCTTTAATTCTGTCAGCAATAACTTTAGGTAATTCGGTTTTAGCATAGCCAAGGAATTGATCGTACAACCCCTTTGCTTGCCCTTGCGTGCGCATAGAAGTATACGCATCTTTGTACCACTGCTGAGCTTTATCAGCGGCGGTTGGCTCACGTCCAAGGGTGTTGCGTACCCACTCGTCCACAATGTTGGTTGTATCGGCAGATGTGTAACCTGTGTAACCTTTAGTAGCGTCTGCAAAAGTTTTATCTTTAATTTGATCTTCGCGGACTAATTCAGTGTTAGCACGAGCACTTGCCAAGAAATCTTGGTAAATGCTTTCAGGTGAACGGCCAGAAGCAATTGCACTGCTCCAAAACTTTAAACCTTCAGGATCAGCATTTCGGCCAAGCACGTTGAGGTACATGTTATTTACCATGCTTTGCGCATCGGCAAGAGAAGTTGCCGCGCCAGTAGCGCCTGTTGTAACGTTTGTAATGTTGTTAGCCGCAGCAAGGGTATCTAACCCGCCCGTAGTAGCTGCAGTTTTTGGCCTAGCATCAATCTCAGCTTGCGCAGCGGTTTTAAACTGTGCTAACTCATTAGCGTCAATGGTAGGGCCAAATTGGTTTTGCCAGTAATCTACACCTGTTTGTTCGCCACTACGCCCTAGAATATCTGTGTACAAAGAAGAAACAGTTGCTGGTGCCGGTGCCGCTGCACCTGTAGTATTTACTAAATTAGGTGCAAGAATTTGTTGCTCTACGGGTGTACGCTTTGCTATTTCTGCTTGAGCCGCGTTTCGAAAACTGGCAATTTCATTAGCATCAATCGTGTCGCCAAAACCTTGTCTCCAGAAATCTAAACCAGCTTTTTCACCTTCACGGCCAAGGATCTGAGTGTACAAATCTTCAACAGAGGTAATAGCAGGAGTAGTTGCGCCAGCCGCAGCACCTGCGTCACCACCAACAGCCATACGAACAACAGGCTCACTACGTTGCATAAAGTCTAATTGGCCGGGGTTGTAACCGCCGTCGTTCATACCCATCAGACCGCCACCTGCTGCTTTAACAGGCACTTCATAGTTACCTATAGGCGTGTAGAGCTGACCATACGGGTCGTAAGAGAACCTACGCATTGCACCGGGGCGAGTCGTAGTTGTTGGCATATTAGACTTAACTTCTGCATCCGCAAGAAGAGGAGCAGCGGTATACATTAAGTACTTAGCGTTGTCTTTAAAGAAAGAACCGGGGTTGGCTTTAGCTGCGTCAAAACCCCTAGATAATTTATCAAAGCTATTTGGATTTGCTGTAGTACCAGTAGTAGCTTGGCCAATTGCATCTGCACCAACATTAGCCCCCGCTTCACCAAATGCATTAGACATGCTCTCAAGACCAGAAAGCTCCGCAGCTTGTTGGGCGGCTAAAAGATTTGCATCTGCTACTAAAGCGTTACCCCCTGCCGTCACCATATTTTCAGATAAACCATACAAGCCGTAAGCAGTTGCACCGGCCATAAGGCCTTTACCTAAGTCACCTGTAGCCAGTGTATTTAAACCAAACGAAGTAATACCCGCCGCCGCAGGCATCCCAACTTGGAACGCTTCAGCAACCCCGGGAGTAAGGCCACCCGTAAGGCCACCCATGACAATGCCCCTACCTATGTTGTCAAATGGATCTCGACCGCCAATAACGTTACCTGCAACTGTCGCGGTAGCGCCCATCATGGCACCCGCCAAAAGGTTTGCGGCTATACCTTCTCCAACGGCACCTACTGCAACTGCTACAAAAGACATATTATTCCCCTTGTTCCAACAATGCTGGGGAGTCTTCCACCAACATGTGCTCTAGTTTTTCTACGTCAGTTTCATTGGTAGAAAAGATATTTTGAAAGCGAACAGTCTCAATGATGTACGCGGTTTTGCGGCCTTTTTTAGCCATGAATACAGCGGGGGCGGCAACCTCACGCTGTTCTCCATCTTCACCGACTACAACCATGCGGCCCTCAATCATGTTGCACAGGTGGTCGTCTTTATGATACTTCCCCACTACAACCGTACCTGCTGGCATCACCACTTCACGAATATAAATATTAGGCCCAAAAAAGTGTTGGACAGGGCAATCTACTTGGGGGAGCGCGGACATCTCCCGTACTAAAGCATCGACCTTATTCGATGTTAGATTGCTGCTTTGCTCAACTACTTCAGTGTTCATAGCATTCCCATAACCTTGTTATCTGGTCTGTCTGATTGCTGTGTCTGTACACCTACAGCTTGCATTGTCTTAACAATCATGGGATCAATTTTGTTCATGTACACAATCCGTACGCCAGATTGCTTCAAAGGGACAAGCAGTTTAGCCATAGATTGCGCAAAAGCCTCGGGCCTGTCCACGGAAAAGAAATAAATCTGCGCCGCATTAGGAGACAACGGCTTAAACGCCATTACTGTATTTCCGTCTCGGTCAAATTTAGAACCGCTGTTAACCGCCGCCTGTATTAGCTTCTCCCCCTGCTCTGGAGAAACATTGGCTTTTTGAAAGTAGTCGTTAAAAATATCAATTGTCCGCAGGGCTTCTTGCCGCGAAGCATTACCCAACGCTTGGCGCACAAAATTTACATCTCCGGCATCTAATCCGCCTAAGCCTTGTGAAATCATTTTTGCCTCTCAAAATGGGGGTTGCTAGATAATATCATGTTGACGTCTTTATGCGAAGCATTTGGCTTGTTGCTTGTACACCATCTTGTGTATCTCTGTAAACATCGCCAAGCCTCAAATTGGGTAAGTCGGCTTCAGTTGGCAGGGTGTCAAGGTTTAGGTTCAGCGTAGAGCCGCCCATGTCGCCGGGGTTGGACAATTGGTTAAAGTACAAACGCAAGATGTTGTTAATCTGGTCTTGATACCGGCGTTCGTACTCATTGGGAGCCAGCGGCAAGTTTGGTGCGGTTGCGTTTAGTTCAGCCATTAGCGTCTGCCGTCTGGTCTAATATCTATACGGGGAGCGCCAAGCTGCCAAGCCGTGCCAATCTGGTTGGAGCCAATCTTAAAAATCATCTGGCGACCGCGCATGCGGGTAAATATCTGACCCGTGAACTCTTCTGTAAGTACGTATGTATTGCCCTTAACCACAGGTTGGGCGGCGGTACTAGTCTGCCCAGAACCTGAATTTGCCAGACCGTACAGCGTCATGGTTACTGTGGGCAGTACTCCTGTGGGGGAGTTTACAGAGTCTTCAAAGGTGAGGTCAGGCAATACGCGCCAGACAAAACCAAAATTGTGGCCATCGCCAATATCAAACTCAGACGAACTAATATAAGCATTAATCGCAGTAGTTGTAGCGGTTTCTTTATCATCCAGCCCTTGCTCTTGGTTAACCAAGTTGTAGGTATATGTAGCCGCCAAAGGCGAAGGCTGCAAGCCAGAATCAAGCCAAGCTGTTCGTGCCATTGTGCCGTAGTACCAGACTTTTTCTTGGTAGTTGTATACAACATAGCGGTCAACCGCTGTTACGTCGGCAGAGCAGTAGAACCACCAGACCTCATTAAAGCCTTCGTTTGTACCCGCAAACACCTGCGATTCTTGAGTAAGGTTAATGTCTTGGAAGATGAAGCGGCGCAAATCGCAGTTAAGCGTTTGTATGCGACCGTCGTAAGCATAGAACTTATCCACGCCCATCCAATACACAATACCCGAGGCCTGAGCTACTGCGTTAGGACTGATAATGGAGATGTTGTCGCCAAGCAATTGCGGTGCCCACACGTATGGGGGGCCAAGATACTGGAGCGAGTAAACGCTTGAGTCCGTAAACACCACAATCTCTTGACGAGTCTGGATGGACGTTACGATCTCTGAGCCGTGGGACAGTCGGGTAAACCCTGCCTGATTGGTAGGGTCTGGCGTCCAGTTATACAAGTCGTCTTGCGCTGACCAGCGGATTAGCAGAGGGTCAATGGCTGTCTCGCCGTAGTCGTTGCAACCAAACGCAATCACAAAGCGTGAAGAGTCTGAGACCGTAAAAGAATTCACCGCAGTCGGCACGTCTACAATTTTAGACACGTATACGCCCGTACCCGTAGAAGCTGTATTGACTGCCGCTCCTGCGCTGTCTAGCAACTTGAATGTCAGGCCATTAACTTCAAACGCATAGTACGTAGTTGCCGCAGAGATGCCCGTAGGTAGCGAAGTAGCCGCAAACTGAAGCGCCGCGCCTTCTGTAAATAAAATACCTGACGTGGAGGTGACCACAGTCGGCGAAGCGCTGGTAAATGTTACGTTACCGCCAAGGGTGTTTAAGTTGACACCGCGAGTTGTCAAGCTGGTGTTAGCCTGCCAGTAGTAAATGCCCTGCCCACGAGGGCCGTAAAGCAGATTCTCGCCGTAGTTAATCTGGTTCCACAACTGCAAGCCAAGCGTGTTAGAAATGCCATCACCCCAACCACCAAGCCCCCAGCCACCAGCACCCCAACCCACTAGAGGTACTTGAATAGCCGGGCCAACGTTGAGTTGGTAAGTTGCAACTACTGAAGCACCGCCGCCGGGAGAGCCAGATACGTCTGTAGCGTTGGCATTTGCGCCAACAGTGATTGTGTAGGTGTCTACTGTAAGTACCGTGACTTGGTAGCCTGTAGCCAGATTTAGGATTGGAGCCGTGATATTTCCGCCAAGCCCAACAGCACCGCTAAACACTACAAAATCTCCAGTACCACAGCCATGCGCAGTATCGGTCACAGTGATAACAGCCGAGCCTAATGTAGCTACAAACGGGTTGTTGTTAATTGTGCTGGAAGCGCGGATAGGTGTGATGTCGTTGTAACCACCACCAGACTCAATGTAGAACTTAAGGTTAGTGCCGACACCTACCAAATTAAAGTTGTCTAGCGTGACCCAATTCCACAGGGAACGGCAGATGCCAAGGAATGTGGATGCGGAAATGCGCTCCCAGCCGCCAATAACTTCTGGATTGCCTTGACGGAAACGGATTTTGTCACCCTCATACCAGCCACCCTCGGTGGTGTATCGAGTATTCTCCCGGTTGACGCCCGGCTTAAACAGTATTTTTTGTAATGGCATCGGCAGTCCTAAGATAGAAACACGGCACGTTCGTCAATCCGACGTTTCTGTAGCCCTTTGAGAATTTTACCCCCCGCCATGCAATACTTCAAGAGTTCTTCTGCGGCCCCCGCCATATCACCACGAATTACCTTTTGGCGCATGGTTGAACGCTGGAGTGTGCCTAGCCCAACATTGAATGAAAACGATACAAGTGCGTCAAACTGTCCTTGAGTAAGAGGAACAGGACAATAGGTAGCCACGCCTCGCTCAAACCTAGCAAGATCGGCTTTAAGTATTTCATTGACTTCCTCCATGCTGTGCTTACGCATAGACTCTGGCGGTGGCACAAAGGCATCCCGCTGGTCTATCTTGAGCTTGCCCTGCTCTGGAAACATGACGTGCCCAACCCCCACAGTCCACAACTTAGCTGGACATTTGTATGGATTCTGCCTGACCCCCTCGTGATGGCGGATCATGTGCAGGCACTTCTCTGAGATGTTCATTTACCAAACGCCCGACCACCAAAGTGGAAAGCTATGATAGAAGCAAACAAAGCTTGGGTGTCAGAGTCCCAAAGCATCTCGGCTAACTCTACGAACGTAGCACCACTGTGCCAGCCGTAGGCAAACAGGCCAACATCCACAAACAACAGCAGGAAGAAGAAACCGTAGGTAATGACAGGGCGAACGCTGGCTCTGAGGTTCTTCATCCACTGGGACGTTCCCTCGTTTAAACTTTCATCGTGAGCGTAGATGGCCTGCATCTCGGCTTGTTGTGCCCCAATCAAAACTTGCTGGGTATTGGCTGCGCTCTCGGTTGCCAACTGCTCTGACCGAATATTCTCAATGCGCTCCTGCGCTTCAAAGCCAGCCTTGCGTAGCTCTAACTCACGCTCAATCTGTAGCCGAGCAAGGTTTAATTCATGTAGTTTGTCAGCACGGTCTTGAAAGAAGTCCAACAGCTTGGGCAAGCCGCCCATCAGGAACGAGATCAGGGTTGAGAGAAGCGTTAGCATTTAGAGTCCTTTTTGTCATCGTTTTGCATGAGTTTGATACCAGACAGGAACCCAATCATGCCGCCGATAAGAGTAGAAAAAGCGGGTGAAATCATTTTGAAAATCTCGGCGTTGTCCACTTCCTTGGCCCACAGACCCAACATAAAGCTGATTACCATAGCCAATACGGAGATACACAGGGTCGTGCTTACCATGAGGGTGACCCACAGCGTCAGCTTTTCTTTTGTCTCCATCTGTGGCTTCCTGACTGGTCTGGGTATCGGTTTCTTGGTCATACAAGTTTGTCAATCTCGCGTTTAAGGTTTGTGATGTCAATGTTTATTGTTATCTGCCGCATCCTGTATTCATAAATCTCATACTCATACTGGTGAAACTTCTTTACCTGTTTGTCAATCTGCACCTGTACTGCTCGTTCAGCATCCAGCCTTTCCACCCGTTTGGCAAACACATCTGTCTGCGTGGTCGCAGTAGGTTGCACTACTGGATACCACTTGTCGTAACTGATCTTCACTTCTTTTCCCGATCAAGCGCGTCCTTGTATCCATGTATAACTTTAGTTCTAAGCTCTGCCGAATCCGCCGCGCCAGCCCATTCTGACAAGTTGTTCCACATCACCACATAATCTTGGGGTCGGCAGTGCTGTGCGTTGTTTGTCAGCCACATAGACATCTGCTGATGGCGCTCGGACGGATTGTGTATTGTGTAGCCTATCCCATAGAACTCGCGCACATGACAGCCATTCTTGGCCACGGCTCCAACTAGCCCCAACAGCAATAACAGAAGGAGCCAGCGCATTTATCATGTTTGTTCGGGCGCAGCCTCTTTGGGAAGCTGGGGTTCGGCTTGCTCTTTAATCTTCATCGCCAACGCATACGCATTGGTTTTAGCAGGCAACTCACCCAAAGCGTGCATGATGACGTTAATTTCTTCGACTGTCAGTACTAAGTTCATGTTTACCCCGCATGTGACGGTTTGTCACGATAATCTGGGTTAATTGTCCAAACGCCACCAGCATACAAATATTTACAACCAGCCCAATCTCCGGGGGGTGTAATATTTTCGTACATGATTGAGTTTGTTGAATTGCAATCTGCAATAACAAATTGTTCTGGATTACCAATGATTGTCCTATCAAAACCTACATTGACAACTTCAAAGTCTTCAAAGAGGTACGCAGACAAATTGCCTTTAACAAGCGTTTTCATGTTTACCCTTTAATAATTAAATTAGTAGCGGAAACAGCAGTACCAGCAAATATTGATGGAGAGTCTGGGGTTGTTGCCAGCGTTCCTGTACCTTGCAAATAATAGCCTTGACCAGCAGTTAAGCCAGTTTGCGCGTCATCAACTGATCCAACAGTTTGAATTGTTGCTGTAGCGCCATTTGCATATGCGGCGTTTGATATACCAATATAGTTGGATGCCGTCACATTGGTGGTCAAGACTCCTGAGTTTATAACGGTTGCGTAAAAGCCATTCGTTGAAGAGAACCGATTCGCCACCACTACTTTTTTGTTCACTGTGTCGTATGTTGGGGATGCTGGAAGATTTAAAGTGTTTGCGTTGTAACTGACGGGACTAGCAAAACTTACAGTTGTTCCTGAAATTGTTCCAACTAGCGCGTTTGCATTGGCATCAAACACAACTACCTTTTTTACATTTGCGTCATATACAACATTTGCATAAGGGTTCATTGGTGATGCTTGAAACGTAACTGAAGAACCATATGAGATGGACGTTCCAGAAACTGTGCCTACATACGCATACCCGTAGTTATTAGCCCCGTATTGCGTAACAAGAATGATTTTTTGGACATTTGCGTCATAAGCCATGCCCATTGGTTTTGAGCTGGTTGCCTCATAAGTCGCCTCAGTACCAAAACTAATGCTTGTTCCAGACACCGTGCCTACTCTTGAATATCCAACAGACGAAGATCTATAGGCAACAATAACTTTATTGTTGGTGGAATCAAAAGCAGATACAGTGTTATCGGCGGCAGTAGACTTAATTACAACCTTAGAGCCAAAACTAATTGATGTTCCTGAGACTGTACCGACTATTGAGGTGGGGTACGACAAGAAACTAGTTATGTCTTGGAATGTAATAACGAATTTTTGCGCACTAGTGTCAAACACAGCCGACGGGTAGTAGGCCTCTGCGTTATTAAATAAGGCTTGGCTTCCAAAACTAATAGAAGTTCCCGAAACAATACCAACAATTGCGCAGGCGGCTGTTGGGCCGCTTCTAATTGTGTAAACAATTACCGCCTGCTGGGCGACTGAATCATAGGTGATAGCCAAATAATCAACAATGTTGCTGATAAAGTTTGTAGGCGAACCAAAAGAAATTGTAGTTCCTGAAACGGTTCCCACAATTGCGGCTCCATAACCAGAGGTTGTTTGGTACGCAATGACAACTTTTTGCGTCCCAGCATGATATGTAGTTGCATAGTAATCGTTGCTTGAAGCAAAGAATTGAACTGCCGTACCTGCTGTTAAGGCACTGTAACTTCCAGATGCCACGCTTACAGTTCCATCGGAATTGACAATGACTTTGTCGCCGTTTGCCAATGAGCCTGATGCAACAGCGGTTATAGTTCCAGCACTTGGAGCAGGGGTAGACCATGTGGGAACAGAAGCTCCGTTGGATGTTAAAACTTGACCAGATGTGCCGTTGGCAATAAAGCTTGTTGCGCCTGAACCTGTCTGATATGGGATTTGACTTGCCGCGCCACCCGCTAAATTAGTTGCAGTTGTGGCTGTTCCTGCCGCCAAGCTGCTTTGTGATGTCCATGTAGGCACGGATGAACCTGCAGAAGTAAGCACTTGACCAGAAGACCCAGCAGCAGAAAAACCTGTTGCGCCAACACCGGACTGATAAGGCACAGCGCCCGCTACGCCACCAGCCAAATTAGTGGCTGACCCAGCAGTAATACCGCTCAAACTTGTAGCGCCTGTACCGCCAGAACCGACAGGCAAAGGGTTAGTCAATGTGGTGACTAAACCCGTACTAATAGACAACGCAGTTGAGCCGTTGGATTGCAATGCCAAAACACCGCTGGTGTCGGCTGTCGTTTTGACCCCAGAGGAGCCGGATACTACGCCGTTGTCGGCATTGATTGTTGATGGCATTTGTTACTCCGATTTTGGATATTTTGCTTTGACTGCTTGCACTTGAGCAAGCATAGCTATAGCGGCATCGCCACCCGCTGTGGGTGTGTTGTTGCCTGTGATTACTACTGGCATTTTTTACTCCAATGTTTATATTTTTGCAGAGTCAACGACCACAGATGTTTTATCTTCCGAAAGCACCCAAGCATTTCGATGTGTTTCGTCCGTTGTAATATTGGCTTCATCTACTAGAACGTAACTACCCACATCTACTGGTAATTTAGAAATAGCCCGCTCCAACGCCTGCTGCTCTGTAATATTTTCCAAGACAGGCGATGTGTTAATAACAGGCGTAACAATCGCCAACACTCCGTTGGCCTGTGTGTAAACAATTTTTTTCATGCTTGATCTCCAAAACAACTAGCAAAAAACGATACTGCGTTGGATGAAGTACCAGAAGATGATTCATAACTATTCAGTATGAATGTTCCAGCCGTTTGAGTCCACACATTCAAAGTCAAGACAGACGTGCCACCGCTAGCTAACAAAGCCGCCGACACTGCATAATTTGCGCTACTAAAAGAAGTAGTCATAGTTACTTGAACAGAACCTGTTCCTAAATCACTAATTGAAGCTACGTTATAAGAAGCCTGATTAGTGGTTCTTGTACACTTAATCCAGCATTTGGCAGCGCTAGGATGGTATTGCGCAACAGCGGGAGTTACGGCAACAGTGGTACTAGACGCCGCTTCCATTTGAGCCTGACTTGCTCCAGATAGTCCGGAAGCTACAGTTACCCAAGTAGGAGCACCGGCTCCGTTTGTTTGAAGTACTTGCCCTGCTGTACCAACTGCCAACATCTGCGTTGTGCCAGCAGCCGATTGATAGGGGATAGTGCCGTTAGAACCACCAGCCAAGTTAGTGGCCGTTGTAGCCGTTGTAGCCGAACCAACAGAGAGGGCGGATTGCGCAGTCCAAGCAGGAGCCGAAGCACCTGCGCTCAACAAAACCTGACCAGCAGTCCCAGCCGCTGTGTTTGCATACGTTGTCCCGTCGCCGTACGTTATGCCGCCAGCCGTGGGTGTGTTGCTACCGTTAATTGTTACTGGCATTTTTTACTCCGGTTTAGTGGGCCACTGCACGTCAAAAGGAAAGCCCGATTGCTTTGAAATGTCACGCAACGCTTGCCGGTAGACCTTCCAAACGTCACTGTTTGAAACATCTGGTAGCACTCGCCAATCACACGCTGTGATTTTTGCATTTCGTTCTGCCCTAACTTCTGCTGCCTTGCGGTCATTTGCGCCAGCAGCCCATGCTGCTCGCTTTGCATCGTACTGGGCCTGCTCTTCAGCCGTGTAAGGAATCTGGACAATTTCGCCAGTGACAACATTTACTTTGATAGTATGCATGATTATTCCTTACATGTATGCAATGTTGATTTCGCCACCGTCAAAGGTGTCAGAATTGCCAATAGTAGTTACCCTTAATTGGGTAAGTACGCCTGAGAGTGATTTAGAACCGATGGTCGAAGTTTGTGATATTGTTGGGGCTACAACCTCTCCTACTAGTCCCACTGCTACCCAAGTGTTGTTTGTTGAATTTTCAAGTGTTAACGTTACAGAACCTTGTAATTCATCGCTAGAACTACCAGAACGAATAAGAAAAGCATCAGTTCTTGAGGTAGGCCCGAAAAATGTACCGTCGCTGAAGAAAACAATGCTGTTTCCAACATAACCTGTATCTTCAATACCGCCTGAATCGCCTATTTGAATTATTTTTTGAACATTTCCGTTAGTAGACACATTAACAAAATTAATAATTACTTGTTTTGTACCTGCGGGGATTCCAGTAAAGTCTATCGTAGTCCCTGAGGTTGTCGCAACAGGAGTACCAAGAGTTAAACCACCACTCGGTGTGACCCATGTAGGTGCGCTTGCGCCATTGGATTTTAGATACTGCCCTGTTGTTCCCGCTGCCGTAACTGCGTACGCAGTTCCCGTACCATAAACCGCGCCCCCCGCAGTAGGGGTTGCTGTTGAGTTTGTACCGCCGTTAGCAATAGGCAATGTGCCTGTTACGTTTGTAGTCAGGTTGGCAAACGTAGTTGAAGTGGTTCCCGTACCGCCATTAGCAATAGGCAATGTGCCTGTCACTCCAGTTGTCAAAGGTAAACCTGTGGCGTTAGTAAGAGTAGCACTTGCAGGAGTTCCAAGAATAGGCGCAACAAGCGTCAATGCTGTACCGTCGGTCGTAGCACCTGATATACCCCCAAATGCACCCGCGTTGTTGTACTGCACTTGGCCTGTGGAACCGGCAGGAGACGTAGTAACGCTAGCCCATGTAGGCGCGGCAGTTGATCCGCCAGACACAAGAGCTTGCCCCGCCGTGCCAAAAGATGGCGTTGAGCCAACACCAATAGCACCAAGCGTGTTAAGAGTTACCGAAGCTGTAGTGCCGTTAACTTGAAACTGTAACGTGCCGTCGGTATTGCCCGTGCTAGATAGCGCGGTCGTGGTTGTGGTTCCTGCTGCAATAATACTCATATAACTACCCACCTTTGTCCTGATGATACTGTAACGGTGTAGGTGTCCGCAATAGTAATCGGCCCTACGGAAAATGCATTTGAGCCAGCCGGTAAGACATAGCTCTCACTGACTGTCGTTGTGTTAATCAAAAGCGCACCGCTGGCTTTTGATGGTGATGGGGGGTCTTGCCAAGTTGGGGCTGCTGCACCATTAGATGTCAGCACTTTACCAGATGTGCCCGCTACTGTAACGGCGTAAGCTGAACCTGTACCATAAACCACACCACCCAATGAGGGTGTAGCCGTGCCGCCCGTACCGCCAGAGGCAATAGGCAATGGAGAGCCGGTCAAGGCCAACGAGCCAGCGGAAAGTGCTGTAGCAGTTAATGTTGTGCCATTCCAAACCAGACCAGCAGAGCCTGCAAAGCTACCACCGCTATTAAATTGAACTTGGTTTGTAGAACCACCAGCTTGACCACCGCCAACCTTTTCAAAGTCAGAGCCATTCCAAGCAACAATCGCTTGGTCGCCCGCCAAAATAGTCACGCCCGCTGTTGGGGTTGCTGGGCCACCACGAATCACAATAGACTGTGTACCGCCTGTGTTGTTGAACACCACATACACTTTACTGTGCTTGGGGGCGTCAATGTTTCTAGTTACTGTGCCCGTAGCCGTCCAGTTGATGACTGCCGCCCGTGCTTGGTTGGCTGCGCCGTCTGTTGTAGTGAGCGTTGTGTCTGTGTCTGCGCTAAGTGTGACAGTGCCAGCCACTGCTGAGTCCAACAGGGATGTAATTGAATCGTTAACTGTAGTGCCCCAAAGACCAGCCAAGTCACCCGTTGTGGGTAACGCCAATCCTAGGTTGCTTGTGTAATCTACGACAGCCATATTTATTCCTTAAACAACCAGCCAACGCTGACCGCTGCCAACCGTAACAGTTACGCCAGAACCCACAGTCACAGGCCCAACACTGATTGCGTTCTTGTTTGCTGGGAAAGTGTAGTTGTTGCTGATGACAATATCATTCAAAGACACGGGCGCTTCTTGCGCCACAGTACCCCAAGCAAAAGCGGAGCCGTTCCAATACAAGTAAGTGCTAGACGTTGTAGGGGCTACCGCAAAGTTTGTAGTTCCAGCGGATGTGTTGTACACAATCCGGTTAGCCGCCCCGCCAGCTACGTTAGTTGCGGTGGTTGCCGTTGTTGCGTTACCAGTCAAAGCCGCTGTAATTGTACCGGCAGCAAAGTCACCAGAACCATCCCGCGCCACAACCTTAGAAGCAGTATTGGCCGAAGTTGCATCTACTGTAGCCGTCACTGCCGTAGAACCGTTAAAACTTGTGCCCGTCAGGTATGTACCAAGCGTTAGAGCGTTAGCCACCGAACCCGCAGAACCAGAGATGTTGCCCGTTACAGCAGAACCGTTAATTGCAATACTTGTGTCCGTCACGCCTGTAATCTGGCCTTGAGCATTCACCGCAAACACAGGAACCTGAGAAGCCGAACCGTATGTGGCGGCTGTTACCGTGGTATTGGCAATATTAAATGTGTACGTTGGGGACTCATTTAGTCCTGTACCAGCCGTGTATGTAATAGGCGCAGAAAACTGCTGAAATACAATCGCCGTTGTGCCAACTGTTATGGGGGGAGCAGTCTGCTGAACCCAAGCTGTATTAGCGTTAACAACGCCGCTAGTCACCAAGAAGAAGTCGCCTTCGTCAATCTGGTCAACCCCGGTTCCAGCGGTGTCAAAGTCGGTAGCGCGGGTCAGGATGTATGGTGTGCTAACAGTGCCAACCTGCGTTACAACATACACCCCGTTGTTTGCCTGCGTAACTTCATTCTTAACAAGTACGCGGTTGTTGACCACGGTAACCGTTGAATCCACGGACAAAACGCCATTAGCGTTGGCTGTAAGCGTTGCCCCTACCCCAGATGTTCCGTTGTTGTAGGTGTTTGCTGGCAGGGCTGCGGTAGTCGCCAACTCCACTGCTTCATGGAAGTGAATACCGGACGCAATAGCGTCAGCGTACTGTTTGTTAACAATGTCTGTATTGTTAGTTGGAGCCGTAGAAATCGTACCGGACGTAAGATTTGCGGTTGTAAGATTGGCAGTCGTGGCGTTGATTGTGTTGAACTCGTACTGAACCAAAACGTTGCCTGCGCTGTCTAGCCAAACCGCCCGTTCAGATGGGTATGTTACAAACACGTCCTTGGGATTGGCCGCAAAACTTACAAGCGACCCAGCATTACTTGAGGACAAAACAGTCGTACGAGAAAGCGTCGTGCCAGATGCAGTGTAAGTACCAATACCTACTTCCCAAGCGCCTGTGGCGTTGTCTGCGATAGCGTAATAAGTACTGTTGCCATCACCCACTGCGGCAAAAGATTGGAATCCTGTTACTGCACCAGCAAGCGTTAGTGTGCCCGTCCCAGCCGTTGTGGACGTTTCTTTGACCCGATCTTTTAGTACTAACGCCATTTTTTATCCTTACGATGGGATGTCCGTCCAACCGGGGGTTTGTGTGTTACTGATATTTTGCCAGTTTGGAGTCTGGCTGTCATCAATTACTGCCCAAATAACGGCACTACCAATATTAACGTAAAGTTGAATACCGACAGGACGTGCATTAATTTCTTTAACCGCAGACAGAGAATCAACTCCAACTGCGCCTTCGGCCACAATAGCCCCAAAAATAACCTTGACCAAGTATTCGTCTGAAGCCGCTGCACCTTCAGCTAGTGCCGCATTAACAAACTTAGCCGTTGTAAACTGGTCAAACACCAACCCCATTTCAGCAACTGCTGCTACAAAATCCGCCCTAGAAATGTAAGAGTCCGTACCCGTAGCGGCTTCTGCAATAGCCGCCAGAAGTGTAGCTATAGCGCTGTTTGTATCTAAAGCCGTAGCGGATTCCGCACGGGTTACGTTAAAGATGTTGTTGAGGGTGTTAACCGTGTCAGTGCCCGTAGCTGTTTCAGCCTGCCCAGCAAACATATTGGCAATAGCTGACTGAACAGCATCAGCAACAGCAGACTCTAAGGTCTGCCCCCCGTAAATTACTTCAACAGACTGAACGTTGTTTGCTACTGCGGATTCGGAAATGTCGACACCAAACGTAGCCCCGCCTAGAGAGGCGAAGGGAGACTGCGCAAATGTTACATCTCCGAACACCGCTCTACCTATCAGGCAGCGTCAAGGGAGAACTGATACGTTACGTTCAATGTATCGCCACTGGCCACAGACTTGTCGCCACCCGTGAAGTCACCGGCAGAGAACAAAATACCAGAGTTATCAGTGGTAGAAGCCAAGAACGCACCCGCAATTGTGGCTGTAGCGTTAATGCTAAAGGCAGAAGGTGAAGCAGAGTTGCTAATCACTGATGGGTCTGCTGTAGAGGCTGTGCCAAACGACACAGTCTTGCGGCTACCTGTGTAGTCAGTGTTCTCTGTCCAGCCAGCGTGAGAAGCCAGAGTATTACCAGCAGCGTATGTAGTGCCGGAGCCGGGGCCAGTGACCAAACCCAAGTACCAAACAGCCGTATAGCCAGAACCCTTGAAGAAGGTCTGATTCATGTACTGTAAGCCCTCGTTCACAACCAAGTTGTGGAAGGTGTCAGACCACTTCTCAACCCCGTCTGGGCCTACGCAAGTAACGGTGTAAACACCACCAGCAGAGGCTGAATCGCCGCTCTTGGGGAATGTCAACAACCCAGCAGACACAACGTCTTGGGCTTTGCTTTTTTCTGTACTCATGATACGTCCTTAAGAAATTCGCACAACCGCATTGTTTGCGTCTGGCGTTGGGAAAATAATTGTAAAAGTATCGTTGCTAACAGTCTTGTCTGAACCAAAGTCCAGCACCGCCACAGATGGGTCGCCTGCAACAGAGTCGTTATAAATCAGCGCACCACGGCATGTAAACGTTGCGTTTGGCCAAGAAGTATTGGAAAAAGACACAAAGGCTGTTGGAACTTGTGATGAGTTAGTGCCTGACGTTGGGGACACTGAAATCACTAATGTATTCCCACCTGTTGTATATCCGCCACCACTTGGAACTTCGCCTGTAGCCGTATACGCAGTAGTTGTTGGGCCTATATTAGCTGCGGCTGTATACAGCGCTACTTTAAAAGTATTAGGCGTTGTAGGGCCAAAGTTGTGAACTGCCTGAAGCAGTTGAACTTTAAAGCTTGTTGTTGCTGTTTGTTGGATCGACATATTAAGTTACCGCCTGTCTGTATTGGCCAGAACGGTACGCGTCTTGACGTTCCATACCATCGCCCAAACGTTTTGCTAGTGCAAGTGCTTCTTGATACTTACCATTGTACAGCGCCATCATGTCCTGCTCACCCTTCATGTAGGTATAAGCTTCGACCAAAGAGCCATACAAAAGCACTGAATCAAAGTTATCGCCAAGCCAAGACGTACTGGCGGTTACAATGGACTGCGGGTAATAATAGTAGTGCAGTTCCACAGGATAGACTGCGTCGGGTGTTGGGCCAAGAATAAAAGACAGTTCATTGGCGTCATTAGTTTGCGCACCAAACAAAGCATAGTACTTAGGCGCTCCAGTATCACTAGCTCTTGGGTAAGCTTGGCGAATAAAGTTAACGTCTTTGTTTAACAAATACTCGTAGTCACCTGTTGCCAATGTACCGTCCACCACTGCCATTGAATACACCGCCAAGAAGTCCGATGGGCAGGCTAGGTACTTATTACTAGCAGTCGTTGCTCCTGTCACGTTCTTGCGAAGCGATGGGAACTGAACGGTGTTGTAAATACGCTGCTCAGCTTGCTGAACGAACACGGGTATTTCAGCAATAAAACTTGCTTCAGTATTCTCCGTGTACGCTTGAATAGCAGCGCTGAGTGCGGCGTAATTCATGCCATTGGGCCTCGAGACATCAGACCTTTAGTAGCGCAACCTGTACCGCGCATCTTGATGCCGCTGGTCTTAGTGGGCTTATAGCCTTGGCTACGAGAGTTAGCTACGTTAGTAGGTGTTTCCCGCAGGTATTTAGCGTTGTCTTCTTCGCCAACAACAACTGTAGGAACAATCTTAGGTTGGCGATAAATTTTTGTAGCCATGATTAACCTCCACGACCAACAGAACGCTGGTTCATTACCTTAGCCATGTTGCGGCCATACTTAAGCATGTCGCTGTTTGTCTTGCCACCAGCACGAAGTTTGGTTGGGGTCTTGCCGGGGTGCATGTTTTTCTCATGCTTACCAACAGCAGACTTAATCATCTTCTTGTCTTGGGCTAAATCTTTCTTGTCCATGTTCGACTCCTTATGTCGTTGTAACCGTAACTGTACCAATTTCCACGTTTAAAACCAAGTAGTTTGGTGTTAAACCATCATCAGGGCCGCGTGCCCCACCAACGGGGTTCCACCCCCACTGAAAAACTCGACTGCCCTGCTCTGGAAACCCATTAGCATCTACTGCGGTGCTATTGGTATTTGTAAGCTGTAACCCACTCAAACCAGACTGATAATAACTCCGATCAGGGCGAGGATTCCTCAAGCCTTGTGGATCATCAACCGGGTACATACCCAACTGCAACTGTGGCTGATCGGGATCCCAGCACTCAGGGCAAACCAACAAGTCGTAGTTTTTCGTCTTGATGATCTCTTTACGCAATACTTTTAACTTGAACCGTTGATCGCAACGGTCGCACTGCGCAATCGCCCATTTGCCAGAAGCAAACCGATTACCCATCAGGTGCCCCCAATGTATTGCTGACGAGGTACAAACCGCACAGCGGCCTTCTCTCGGTCTTCCGTAGCCGCCAACTCCCAAGCTTCGTCGTATTGCTGCTTTAGTACAGGCAGGCGCTCAGCGCCACCGGCGATCTTTAACGCCAAGTAATACGACAGCCCAGCGGCCAAACATGGAATAAATCTAAACGGAATGTCCATCACGTTCACACCACCACCCGCATCTTGCGTGCGGCGTAAGCGCCAGTAAACAAACGTGTACTGCTGGGCTGAATCTGGAGTCGGCCAAACCGTAACAGCCGGAACTTGAGCCCAATACACAATAGCTGCTGCGGTATGGGCTACGGCAATGGTTTCTTGCTGGCCACGGAAGCAGTTGTAGAGCGTGCCAGACTTGGCGTTTGTGTTCTGTGTGATGTAGCCGTAGTTGATGATCTCGTCATCAATCTTAATAAAGCCAGTAGAAGGCAGGCCCGTTACGTCATTTAACACAATCTCAGTGCTCGTAGACGTAATAGTCGTTGTAAGTGTGGCTGCAATCGGGGAGTTCTGCCCGTTAAAGCGCTGAATCCAGACCTGAATTGGTCTAGCTTGTTGAATCTTGTTGGGGATCGTAGCGTAGGTAGAAACACTAATACGCGTGATTGTTAAGTCAGCCTGATTGTTTTGAATATTGGCTTGTGTACGGATCACGTGCTCAATTAAATCCACTGTGTCGTCCGGTAAAGCGTACGTGTTTTGGCCCTGTACCAGAGTGATCTCACCCTGCTCAATTGTCCACATATTGATGCCGCGATTGGCCCAATCTGCAAACATAATGTTTAGACTGCGGCGTGCAGTACGCAGGTCATAGCCAGTACGCAACTCGCCACCGGCGCGTTCAAACGCCTCCTCGACCAATTCATCGAGTTGAAGATTGAAGCTGGATGCGCCAGAAGTAATTGCCATTATCTAAACCCTGCTGTTTTCTTTGCAATCTTTTTTGGTTGGGCTACGAATTGTTTCCCGGCCTTTTTGCCCTTACGTTTCGCCAGCGTTGTTGCAGCGTACTCAGAAGGGCTGAGACTTTTGATCGCAGCGCTTGGAAGATATCTTTCACCCGTGTCAGAAGAGCGTTTGCCACTTTTGGTTCTCCATTTTTGGTCGCCCCAGTCTTTCAATGATTTCTGAGGCGCTTTCAATCTCGATACCCCCCGCCTGCTGCTTTGTACTTCTTAGCAACAAGTTGAGCTTTACGTGCTGACCACTGTCCCGCACCTGTACCTTGCGTTGCTGCGGCTTTTACTTGGGACACAATCCTCTTGCGAAGACTGGGCTTTGTGTAATTACCAGCAGCGTTTACTTTACCACCATCAGCGTACTGAGTGAAGTCGGTGTCATCCCTGCGAGACTTACGTTTCGCACTTGGCATTTTGCTGGGGTTTATATCCCCCATACCACGGGATGCCATCATGATTAGTACATCTTGCAGTTAGTCTTGCCTTTTGTGGCAATACCGTCTGCTCGTTTGGAAGCTGAGCCAACTGACCCACCATTTTTATAGGCGTTACCCATTTCGTCCACTCTAGGCATTTCAGTCTGTCGAGAGTTCATTTGTACTTCACGCATAAACTTTTTTGAAATGCCCTTGGGTCTATTACTTAAAGGAGCTTCCTCAGTGTTACGCAACGACTTGGTGTAAGCTTTTTCAGCTTTAACACGCATCTTTTCGTCGCGTACATCCTCGGGGGTTTTGTACTCAATATCAGCCATGATGTTTCCTTAGCAGGACTTGCCGCCCATGTTCATCTTCTTCATGCCGCCAGCTTTCATGCCCAGAGGCTTGGAGCCTTTCATTGCAATCATTGTGCCTTTTGACAAGCCTTTTGATTGGATAGCGTGCTCGCCTTTACCCTTATTGCCGCCAGACTTAACAGCGCCCATTTTGGCTGTGGTGATACCGTTACCGGTACTGCCACCTTTGTTCAGGAAGGCGGGCACTTTTTTGCCGTCTTTCATTTTCATAGGCATGCCGCCATCTGCGTAACCACCCATATTCATTTTCTTTGTAGCCATAGTATTACCGCCTTCTT